TAAATGGGAGTACTATACTGGTAAGGCACCAGAAAGTGTCTACAAAGAGAAGCCATTTGATATCAAAGTATTAAGACAAGATATCGACAAGTATATCAAGGCAGATCCTGAGTTAATCAAACAGTCTCAAAAAGTTGTTTACCTTAGAACAATCATTAATTATATTGAAGGTGTTATAAGAAACATCAACAATCGAACATTTAATATAAAGAACGCAATCGAATGGAAGAAATTCACTCAAGGCTCAGTATAGAAAAAGTTGATGAAGTTTACATCAAAGTAAGATGTGAACCTCATATAGCTGCAGAACTCTCAGAGTTTTTTACTTTTGAGGTACCTGGGGCTCGTTTTTCTCCAGCATATCGTAATAGGGTATGGGATGGAAAGATACGTCTATACAACAAAAAGACTGGTAAGGTCTATGGTGGATTACTTGCATATATTCACAAGTTTGCTGAACAGAATGAACTAGAAGTTGTACAAGGTAAAGATGTATATTCTTCTACTAAAATTGATATGAAAGACGTTGAGGGTTTCTGTAAGTCTCTGAAACCACAGTCACAAGGTAAAGATATTGAGATAAGAGATTATCAAATACAAGCAATCTATCAGTGTTTAAAGAGACACAAACTATTATTACTATCGCCGACTGCCTCTGGTAAATCATTAATCATATATTCGATTGTTCGATTTCATCAAATGGCAAATCGTAAAACTCTAATCATTGTACCGACAACAAGTTTAGTTGAACAAATGTATTCTGATTTTGCAGATTACGGCTGGGAAGTTGATAAATACTGTCATAGAATTTATCACGGTTATGATAAAGACGTTGTTAAAGATGTAGTAATCTCAACTTGGCAAAGTCTGGCGACACTAGATAAAGACTATTTCCAACAATTTGACTGTGTGATCGGTGACGAGGCACACAACTTCAAGGCAAAGTCATTGACGACTATAATGACAGCTTTGAATAATGCGAAGTATCGTATTGGTACAACTGGTACCCTTGACGGTTCTAAGACGCATAAGTTAGTGTTAGAAGGTCTTTTTGGAACTGTCTATCGTGCTACTTCTACTAAGAAATTAATTGATAAAAATCAGTTAAGTAAATTAACAATTAAATGTTTGGTTTTAAAACACAATGAAAAAGATAGACGGCAAATCAAAGGCGCAACGTATCTGGAAGAAATGGAGCACATTGTTGGGAAACGAGTACGAAACAGCTTTATTCGCAATCTCGCTCTCAGTACCTGTACTGGCAATACTCTTATTCTTTTTCAGTATGTAGAAAAGCATGGTAAACCTCTCTACGATGAGATTGTTGAAAAAGCAAATGATGGAAGAAAGGTATTTTTTGTTTATGGAGGAACAGAGACAAGTGACAGAGAAAGAATACGAGCAATTACCGAAAAGTTGGACAACACGATTATTGTCGCTTCTTACGGGACGTTCAGCACTGGTATCAATATTCGTAATCTACACAACATTATTTTTAGTAGCCCTAGCAAGAGCCCTATAAGAATATTACAATCTATAGGTCGTGGGTTAAGACTTGGAGATCAAAAACAAAGCGCTACAGTTTATGATATCGCTGATGACCTTTCTATCGGCTCTTATAAAAATTTCACACTAGATCACTTCGCCAAAAGAGTTGAGATATACAACGAAGAACAATTTAACTACGAAATACATAACGTAGAACTCAAATAAATAGTATTATGTTGTGGTATAAAAAATTTGATTATAATATGAAAGACGACTTGAAAGTAATGTGTAATGAATATACTGAACAGTTTGACCACGAACCTTTCTGGACTTACAAGTCAGTGGCAAATTCTAAGATGTGGACTATTCCACCATTAGGAGAAAAAAGAAAACGATTGTTTGATGTTGTTGATTATGCAGTATTACAAAACATTCGTGGTCTTAAAAAATCAATCACAGAAACAACTGGATTAAAACTTGAAGATGAATCTCCTGTCGATTGTATATGGAGATTTGATGAGAAGTTTACTCATTGTCCTATTCATACAGATGCTGGTGGTGAACACACTGGTTCAGTAGTAGCAAAAATCTCTGGTAATTTTAAATTACATTTACATGAAGAAGACAAAGAAAATTCTAAGATTGTTGAAACGATTGATATAGAAGGTCTCATTGCATTGAATAACACAGTGTATCCTCATTCAGTAGAAGGTCAAGGTGATCTTTTAGTTTTTGGGGCAGATAAGGATATGGTTCCTGAGGAGTATTTTGCAAATGTATAATTGGTGTACGGTACAAGAATATAACATAGAAAAATTTAATCTACCAAAGTTTATCGATGAGAATAAACAAACGTCAGATGGAACGTGGTGGAATATCTATGAAAAGAGAGAAGATTTTAGCGAATATACAGCTGAGATGAGAAAAGAATTAGAGACAATGTTTGACGATGAGTTTCCATACATGGGTGTATGGGATTACTATGAGGGGTTTGTAGATTTACAAGGACCACACATTGATCCAGGTACTTTAGAAAGCGCAGTTATTTTTATGGTGCCAAGAGGTGAACTCACTGTTACTTTACATGATCACAACTTTCCAGAAAAGATATTGGATTCAAAAACATTGTCAGGTAATAATATTATGGCATTGCATCATACTAAGTTTATGCATGATGTCAAAGGTGTAGGAGAGTTAGTAGTATTTGGTTTATCTAAAAAATTTGATACAGACAAATACTTTAGGATTAAATGATATCAGACGAAGACTTTAGATTTTTATTAGATGTATCCAGAGGTGCGACAAAAATTTTAGAGATTGGCACTGGCACTGGTAAGTCTACCGCAGCTCTAGCATTATGTGGTGCAAGATTACATACCATTGACAAAGACGACATTTTCGTATATAATGGTTTAAATGCAAGACGATATAATTGTACAAGTAATGAGTGGTGGAAATCTACTGATCATGCTAACTTTGACTTTCTGTTTATTGATGGTCAACTAAATGATATAGATTGTGACGAAATATTGAAAAGAACTACAAAGAACTTTAAGGTTGTATTCCACGATTATATTGGTGGTGATAATCATAGAGATAAGAACAAAACATTTAACAATAAAGGTGTGTTTAATTTAGAATTATTAATGAAAAAGGCTTTAATAAACTACGATATACAAGAACAATTAGGTGGCACACATTGTATATTGTTGGAGTTTAAGAAAGATAAATAGTTATATGACGCCAGAAGATTTAAAAATTGTCAAAATCGATTCAGGTGAACAGATATGCTGTTATCTATCAGTTGCAGATGATTCAAAATTCGTTAGACTGATCGAACCATTAGAAGTAAGAACTCATACAGATGTTGGTGAGATGGGAAACATCATAGACCAAATATCTTTAGTTGAGTGGATTGTCCATTCCTCGGACAATATGTTTTCAATTCACAGAGACAGACTAGTAACAATCGCTAAAGCCGACTCTAATTTAATTGAATATTATGGGTATACAAAACGAAAAATTGACCAGATTAAAAAAGAAAAATTAGAAGACCTTAAATTAAAAAAAGATATGAAGAACTTGAAAGACACCCTCGAAAAAGGGAAAGAGAAGATAAGTCGGAGAGAGTTGCTGGATATTATGAGTGGTAATATAACTAAGCACTAGCTTAATATATTCCTCTCTGATAGCTGGACATACCAGATTATATACGGTAAAGTCCGACTTGTCAAGGGAAAAATTGGAAAAAATGAAAATAATTTTAAATTTAATGCATTTCAATGGAAATCCAGTAATGGGAGATGATTTTATGAATGATCTTCGATATTCTGAACTCCAAAGATTTTTATGTCACAATCCATGGTTTAAATTAGATGATGTGATGATTGTATCAAACGATAAAGACGGTGATTGGACTGATCCTAAGTATAGAGAACTTAAAAACATGGCAAAAAACGTGGGATTTCGATGGCATGAAGTAAACGATGATACACGTATTATAGAACTCAAAGAAGAATTAGAACGTAAATACAACTTTAAATTTGAGGCTCGAGGCCCAAAAGGGGAACAACACACAACAGTTATTATGGGTGGTTGTCATTTAGGTGGTTGTGTTATGGACCATCCTACATTAGGCGCTATTCAATGGGCAAAACAACTCTATCAAACAGAGGTATATATTCCAATGTGTGCAGAATATGAACAACCAGGAATCAATGGCACTGAAAAAATGATGAAGTGTGTAGAGGTTGTTTACAACTCAGTTAAAAAATATAACGATGTTGACATATGGAAAGGTGTCGATCTCGTAACAGATTTTAATTTATTATCAATACCACAAAAGACATTCGACAAATGACAGACTTAAAAACACTACCACTATTTGAACTCTTAGAAAAGAGAAGAAGACACGTTGTCTCATACAAAGACAATGTACATCCAGACAAAAAACTTATCGATGAGGCACTATACAAAGCATGGAAATCTACACCATCTAAAAACAACATGATGGCATATCGTGTAGATGTATATGGACCAGACAAAATAGAAGAAAAGAAAAAGATGTGGAAACTGTGTAATCGAAATCACAGAGAAACAGATATTAACTCAAATGCAGATGGTGTTTCAAATGTAACACTTAACGCAGAGGAATCACCAAACCCCTACTATGCTCACATCTATGCAAACTCATATTTGTTTTTAATACAAAGTAGACTAGCCACACCAAACAAATACTATCAACATGCAATTGACAATGGTGAACATATTGCAGATGAAGAACACGAAAGATATGTACATAGAATTATTGATCATACATGTTTAGAAGCAGGTTTATTTGCATCTAATTTAAGTGCTGGATTACTTGCAAATGATATCGATATTTCATACAATATTTGTTTTGTAAGAAGAAAAGAAGATTGGACAGAATTAGGAATAGATATGATGCACAGACCTTTATTGATGATGACAGCTGGATATGCGAAACGATATAGATGGCAAGATATGAGAGATAAGAACTGTGAACAATACGATATTAAGCCCGAACACGACACAATAATTAATTGGAAATAACCATTGACAATTTGACAAGGACCTGATATAATATGCCTATGAAAAAGAAGAAATCAGAACATTATGTTGATAATAAAAAGTTTCTAGCAGAGATGGTTCTGTTTAAGGAGAAATGTGACAAGGCCAAAGCAAAGGGTAAACCCAACCCGCCGATCACAAATTATATGGGTGAATGTTTTTTAAAGATTGCGAACCATCTATCATACAGACCGAATTTCATTAATTACACGTACAAAGATGACATGATTTCAGATGGCATTGAGAACTGTTTACAATACGTAGCAAATTTCAATCCAGAGAAATCAGATAATCCTTTTGCTTACTTTACACAAATAATCTACTATGCGTTTATTCGAAGAATACAGAAAGAGAAAAAACAAACAGAGATTAAACAAAGACTAATACAGAAACAAGGAATACAAGAATACGACACACAAGAAGGTGACGACAAACACTATTCTAATTCTTACGTTGAGTATATGCAAAAGAATCCTATTAATGAAACCCCTAAAAAAGAGAAGAAGAAAAAACCAAAGAGTAAATCTAAGCTAGAACTCTTTATGTAGACATATGAAAATTGCACTTATAACTGACACTCACTTTGGTGTCAGGTCTGATAGTCCTGCGTTTGCAAAATATCAGTACAAATTTTATGATGATATATTCTTTCCGTA